TCATGACAACCAAGGCTGAAGCAGCACTGACCTACGCATCATGGGGCTGGCATGTCATCCCAGTGGTGCCAAATGGCAAGGTGCCTGCCACTCAGCATGGGGTCAAAGACGCCACGACAGACCCGGAGCAGATCGCCAGATGGTGGGCGCAGAACCCAGACTTCAACATCGGCATTGCGGCCGGCGAACGATCTGGCATCGTGGTGTTCGATGTGGACCCAAGAAATGGTGGCGACTCGTCCTGGTCTAGCTGGCTGGACTCCAATGGCAAGGTGCCAGACGGTGCCATGCAGATGACTGCAGGTGGTGGAGAGCACCACATCGGCGTCTACAACCCAGAGATTCGATCCTGCAAGCTGGCCGAAGGTGTGGACTTGCTGGCCGATGGCCGGTACTTTGTGGCCTTCCCATCGACGATTGAAGGACGCAGCTACCAGTGGGAGGCGTCATCCGATCCGTTCGATGGCGTGGCACCTTTCACGATCCCGGAGCAGTGGCTGCAGTCCTACAGGGCAATGCGCAAGCCTGAGACACGCCAGGCGGTCACCACGGGCGGCGGTCTGATCCAAGGCAGCCGGAACAACGGTCTGACAGCCTTGGGCGGTGCCATGCGGCGCTACGGCATGACCGAGGCAGAGATCATGGCAGCGCTGGCCATTGCCAACGAGACCCGCTGCGAGATTCCACTGCCATCGTCTGAGCTGTCCCAGATCGTCAGATCGGTCTGCCGGTATGAGCCTGAGTCGGATGTGGCTGCGGCAACCAGCCTGGGCAGCGATGCAGCCGAGGCAATCTTGGAGGCCACCAGGGCGCAGGTGCAGGAATACTACTTCACCAGGGCAACGTCCTACCTTGGCCAGCCTGCTCCGCTGCGCTGGATCATCAAAGGATGGGTTCCAGACAGTGGCGTGAGCATGGTCTATGGCGAGTCAGGCTCCGGCAAGACCTTCATCACCCTGGACATGGCCTGCCACATCGCTGCCGGCCTGCAATGGCATGGCCACAAGACCAAGGCCGGCCTGGTGGTCTACATGGCAGGCGAGGGCAACTATGGCCTGCGCCAGCGCGTCACAGCTTGGTGCAAGGCCCACGGCGTCCAGAATCTGGACAACCTGCTGATCTCGAACAAAGCGATCGACATCGACAGTCCAGCCGCTGCAGCTCAGATCATCAACGCGGTGCGAGAGATCACCCAGGACGATGCGGTGGCGATCTTCATCGACACGGTCAACAACCACATGAGTGGCGATGAGAACAGCGCCAAGGACACCCGCAACATGCTCAACGCATGCAACATCGTGGCCCGAGCACTGAGCGCCAGCGTGTGCCTCAATCACCACACCGGACATGCAGCAGAGTCCAAGCAGCGCGCACGCGGCTCCAGCGCCTGGAAGGCCTCGCTGGACGCATCGATCCTGGTCTCCAAGAACGACAACAGCATCGAGATTTCCTGCACCAAGATGAAGGACGCAGAGCCTCCCAATCCGTTCTTCGGCAAATTGGAGACGGTGCCGCTTGGATGGATTGATGAGGATGGCGAGGAAATAAAAGGCGCAGTATTCGTGATTGAAGAAAATGCGCCTGAGCAAAAACCTAAAAAAGAATCTGAGATTCAAAAAGATATTCGGAAATTCACAAATGCATGGTGGCATGCTGGCGCTGAAGACCGAGACAAAATGCCTTATCTGTCGCGCAGCGCACTGCTTCAATATCTGACGACAAACGAAGGACTGACAGAATCGACAGCAAAAACCTACGCTCAGGAAAGCAAAAAAGGACGGCTGATTTATAACCTGCTGAACGCTCAGATTATTGTGGCGCACGAGCATGGCTGGGTTGTCTCAGACAACGCAACGGCAGCAACGCTGATGGTCCGAAGGACTGAAAAGTAGGGTGGGACAAATGGGACAAGACAGGACAAACTGGGACAAATGTCCCGAGGACAAGGCGAGGCAGCCTGGGACAGGACAGGACACACACCTTTAGGGTGTGTCCCATTGTCCCAGCCACGATGTGCGATTTTTTCGACCTGAAAGGAGCAACCTGTGGATAAGTGCAAGACATGCGGATCAGACCAGCTCAAGATTGGCATCACCAACATTGCATCAGGATCGACTGTATATCCGATCTACTGCGATGCATGCGGTGAAGTATTCGCAAAATATGTGAAGAAAATAATCGCACAGGAATATGCAAAAGAAAATGGACCGTTGAAATATGTCAAAACAAAAACCGCAGAATATATTGAGAAAAAACAAATCCAGATTAAATGCGAAGTGTGCGATGCAAATGAAGGTGAATTGCACCACTGGGCACCACAGTATTTATTCGGTGACGAGGCCAACCGCTGGCCCGTTGCGTATCTCTGCCGCACATGCCATCGAAAATGGCATGATCTTGTAACTCCGAACATGAGCGAGAAACCATGACACAGACCAACGTGAACGAAATGCTGGCCGGCCGTGAAGGTCGGTATGGCAGCTTCCAAGGCCATGCCAGGATCAGCCAAGAACTCAAGGCAGCAATGCACGAGCGCAGCGGCTGGGATGGCCTCCAGGCCGACCAGCGCGAGGCCTTGGAGATGATCCAGCACAAGATCGCGCGCATCCTGAACGGCGATCCGAACTACGCCGACAACTGGGTCGACATCGCTGGCTACGCCACCCTGGTGGCCAACCGGCTGGAAAAAGAGGAGAATGCAGCATGACCACAAAGTCCCACAAACCAAAGGCCGCGGCAAAACCTCGGCCCAGCAAGTACGAGAACAAGGCCGACATCTGCGCCTTGGTGCTCTCCGGCATGCGTGGCGGTCTGAGTGCCTTCAAGGCATGCGAGGCGGCTGGTGTTCCTCACAGCACGTTTTTGCTGTGGATGAAGGATGACGCGGAACTGGCTGACAGCTATGCGCGCGCGCGCGAGGACTTGATCGAGCGAATTGCCAACGAGGTGATCGAGCTAAGTGACGCCGATGTCGGCCTGCAGCCGGACGGCAAGAAAGACTGGGCGGCGGTGCAGAAGCACAAGCTCCAGGTCGACACCCGCAAGTGGCTGCTGTCCAAGCTGGCACCGAAGAAGTACGGCGACAAGCTGGAGCTGACTGGCGACCCTGACCGGCCGCTGGCCATCCAGAAGATCGAGCGCGTGGTGGTTGGCAAGTGACGACCCTGCGCATCGAGACACCCGCCTGGGCGCTGCCGCTGCTCCAGCCTGCGCGCTACAAGGCAGCCTTTGGCGGCCGCGGCTCCGGCAAGTCGCACACCTTTGCCGAGATGCTGATCGAGGCGCACATCATGGACCAGACCAGCCGGTCGGTCTGCGTGCGCGAGGTCCAGAAGTCCCTGGCGCAGTCTGTCAAGCGCCTGCTGGAGCTGAAGATCGAGTCCATGAATGCCGGCGCATACTTCGAGGTGCAGGAGGCCGTGATCAAGTCCAAGAAGGGAGACGGACTGATCATCTTCCAGGGCATGCAGAACCACACGGCCGACTCGATCAAGTCGCTGGAGGGCTACGACCGTGCCTGGGTGGAGGAGGCGCAGAGCCTCTCACAGCGCAGCCTGGACCTGCTGCGGCCGACCATCCGCAAGCCAGGCTCCGAGCTGTGGTTTACCTGGAACCCCAGCCAGTCGAGCGATCCTGTCGACCAGCTCCTGCGTGGCGACAAGCCACCACCGGACTCGGTGGTGCTGGAGGTCAACTTCGACGACAACCCTTGGTTCCCGGACGTGCTGCGCTCCGAGATGGAGTACGACAAGGCGCGCGACCCGGACAAGTACGCTCACGTCTGGCGTGGCGGCTACCTGCAGAACAGCAGCGCGCGCGTTTTCCGCAACTGGCGCATCGAAGAGTTCGAGGCACCGAAGGACGCTATCCACCGGCTCGGTGCTGACTGGGGCTTTGCCACCGATCCGACCGTCCTGGTGCGCTGCCACATCGTCGGCCGCACGCTCTACATCGACCACGAGGCCTACATGGTGGGCTGCGAGATCATGAACACGCCAGAGCTGTTCATGACCGTTCCAGAGGCCGAGAAGTGGCCAATGGTGGCCGACAGCTCCAGGCCAGAGACCATCAGCCACATGCGCAAGAACGGGTTCCCGAAGATCATGCCGGCCGTCAAAGGCAAGGACTCGGTGGTCGAGGGCGTCGAGTGGCTGAAGTCCTACGACATCGTGGTCCATCCACGCTGCACGCACACCATCGATGAGTTGACGTTCTACAGCTACAAGACGGACCCGCTGACCGGCAAGGTGCTGCCGGTGCTGCAGGACAAGCAAAACCACGTCATCGACGCACTGCGCTACGCATGCGAAGGCGTCAGGCGTGCCGCGGTGGTCAGCAGGCAGGTGGATTTCACACCATTGCCCGTGACCAGTAAATGGTAGAAAATACTTGCAAATAGGGGCGATATATGGCACGCATGTCAAAAGAGCAGTATCTGGCAAACCTTCATTCCGATGCATTGAATCAGTTCAATGACATCCAGACTGCTCTGCGCGACGAGCGCTTGCAGTGCCTGCAGGACCGGCGCTTCTACAGCCTGGCCGGCAGCCAGTGGGAAGGACCACTCTGGGATGTCTACGAGAACAAACCCAGGTTCGAGGTGAACAAGGTTCACCTGGCGGTGATCCGCATCATCAACGAGTACCGCAACAACCGCATCACGGTCGACTACGTCAGCAAGGACGGCAGCGAGAACGACAAGCTGGCTGAGACTTGCGATGGCCTGTACCGTGCTGACGAGCAGGACTCGGTGGCCGACGAGGCCTACGACAACGCCTTCGAGGAGGCAGTCGGCGGTGGCTTCGGTGCTTGGCGTCTGCGCACGGTCTACGAGGACGAAGAGGACGAGGACAACGAGAAGCAGCGCATCCGCATAGAACCGATCTTCGATGCCGACAGCTCGGTGTTCTTCGACCTGAACGCCAAGCGCCAGGACAAGGCCGATGCGCGCTACGCCTTCGTGGTCACTTCGATGACTCGCGCCAGCTACAAGAAAGAGTGGGGCGACGACCCAACCGACTGGCCGAAGATCATCCATCAGTACGAGTTCGACTGGTGTACGCCTGACGTGGTCTATGTGGCCGAGTATTACAAGGTCGAGGACGTGACCGAGACCGTGCGCATCTTCCGTGCCATTGACGGCACCGAGGAACGCTACCGCCAGGCCGACTTCGACGCAGACCCTGCGCTCGAAGAGACGCTGGCGGCCATCGGCAGCCAGGAGGTCCGGCAGCGCAAGATCAAGTCCAGGCGCGTCCACAAGTACATCATGTCGGGCGGCAAGATTCTGGAGGATGCCGGCTACATCGCAGGCAAAGAGATTCCCATCGTGCCGGTCTACGGCAAGCGCTGGTTCGTAGACAACGTCGAGCGCTGCATGGGCCATGTGCGCCTGGCCAAGGATGCGCAGCGCCTGAAGAACATGCAGCTCTCCAAGCTGGGAGAGATCAGCGCGCTGTCCAGTGTCGAGAAACCGATCCTGGTGCCTGAGCAGGTCGCTGGCCACCAGGTCATGTGGGCAGACGACAACCTGCGCAACTACCCGTACCTGCTGGTGAACCCGATCACCGGCCCGGACGGCAGCCAGCAGATCAGCGGCCCGGTGGCCTACACCCGCAGCCCACAGATTCCTCCGGCAATGGCAGCCCTGCTGCAGATCACCGAGCAGGACATGCAGGACATCCTGGGCAGCTCGCAGCAGGCCGACAAGATGGTCTCGAACATCTCCGGCAAGGCCATCGAGATGATCCAGACACGCCTGGACATGCAGACCTTCATCTACATGAGCAACTTCGCCAGGGGCATGAAGCGCTGTGGCGAAATCTGGCTCTCGATGGCGCGCGACATCTACGTCGAGGAAGGCCGCAAGATGAAGGTCGTCGAGGCCGACGAGTCGGTCGGCATGATCGAGCTGATGAAACCAATGGTCAGCGAGACCGGCGAGGTGGTCATGGAGAACGACCTCAGCCGTGCCAAGTTCGACGTGAACGTCGATGTCGGACCGTCCAGCTCCAGCAAGCGCGCGGCGACCGTCCGGGCACTGACAGGCATGATGGCCATCACCGACGACCAGCAGACCAAGCAGGTGCTGCAGGCGATGGCCATGATGAACATGGAGGGCGAGGGCATTGGCGAGGTGCGCGACTTCTTCCGCAAGCAGCTCGTGCGCATGGGTGTGGTCAAGCCCACCGAGCAGGAGCAGGAAGAGATGATGGTCGAGCTGCAAGGCCAGCCCGAAGACCCGAACAAGATTTTCCTGCAGGCCGCGGCCGAGGAGGCGATTGCCAAGGCGGCCAAGGCTCGCGCAGACACGGTGGACACCATCGCAGATGCCGAGTACAAACGAGCCAAGACGGCCGAGACGCTGGCCAACATCGACAACGAGGACCAGCGCCTGGCAGTCGAGTCTGCTCGCACAATCTCCAACATGGTGACCGGACGTGGCTGATCCAAGCATCAAAGACCTGGCCTACCGAGCACTGGCTTCAGTGGTCGGCACGCCAGTCGACCTGGCCACGATGGCCATGCGGCCGTTCGGCTACCGCACGCCAGACGAGCAGGTCGTCGGCAGCAGCGAGTACATCGGCCGGCAGATGGAGCGTGCCGGCCTGGTCAGCTCGGCCAGGGCACCGATCCAGGAGTTCCTGGCATCGATGGCCGTGCCATCACCTGGCGGCATGGCCAAAGGTGGCGCAATGCTGGCCGGCATGGCTGCAGTGCCACGAGCCAGCAAGGCCGAGAACATTGCGCGCGGCCTGTACCACCCGATTGGCGAGGGCAAGAAGCTCGAAAAGCCAGTCAGCGAGATGCAGTTCACCCAGGAGGTGGTCAAAGACCTTCCCCCGCGGCAGATCATCAGCCCGGAGCGCCTGCAGGGTGCAACCATCTTGCCGGCCACTGGTGACCGCACGGCAGCCGGCCGCATGCTGACCGAGATCGAGGGCGTGCGCTTGCCGACTCCGGTGGCGCTGGAGGGCGGCCCGGACTTCATGCGCACGCACCTGCCATTCGGCGCAGCCTGGGCGTCTGACAAGGGACCGCTCACTGGCCTGTCCAGGCGCGTCCAGGAGGCGGCCAGCAAGGGCAGCGGCGATGTCTACATGGTCTACACCCCGATGAGTCATGTCGGCGGCGACTTCTCGACCATGATGTCCGATGCGCTACTGGAGCAGATCAAGGGCGGCAAGATCACCAAGAAGGCCAAGCGCGAGTTCGATGCCGAGGTGCGCAAGTTCCGGCCCGAGTGGAAGGGTGTCGATAACCCACAGGCGCGCGACCAGCTCAACGCCAACGGCGCACTGCGGCATGCCTTCATCGACCGCATGACGCTGGACCAGTTCAAGACGGCCGGCTTTCCAGACCTGCCGACCACTCGCGCGGCCATCACTGAGCAGTCGCTGATGGACGTGCCGATCCATGCTGGCGGCTTCGCAGTGGCCAAGATGGACCCGACCGGCCGCATCATCACCGAGTCTCCAGCTCCGCACACCACCTACAACACGCAACTGGCAGGCCAGTATGTCGGCGGCTTCGAGCAGCCAATCCCGCGCGAGCTGATGTTCTCCGATTTCACGCAGGCCAGGCGCGCTGCCGGCACTGATCCGGCTGGCGACATCCGGTCGTTCCAGCTCTCGAACCCGGTGCAGCAGGCCACCCAACAGTGGGTAGACAGCCTGATGCGCTTCATGGAATCCACGAGGACCGGCCGATGAGCACGCAAGACGAGTTCGAGCGCCTGGTCGAATACATTCACTCGGCCATCGAGGCCGAACAGCCGGAGCCAGCCGAGTTCAAGGCTGAGACCGAGCTGCGTCTGCGCCTGGTTTATTCAGCCCTGCGCAGGTCACTGGGATTGCCGGAGGTTGAAAGCTAAACGAAACCGAGTGAAAATGTGGGAAACGGCAACCACCCAGCCGTTCAAATTGGGTGAGTTTGATGGGGTCAACGATGAATTTGAAGGCAGAAGCAGGAGAAAACGACAACGGCGGCGAGGCCGCGGTGCTGGATGAC